AATAACACTGTGGTTAGAATCTCGTCCTTCTTTATTAGGTCATCAGGCTTAATTAACTCAGAACCTTCAAACGTATCTTCTGTTTCTGGGATTGCGCACAAGATGCGGTAGCCAGATGGAATTGGAAGCTGGCGAGCTTTTTCTTCTACGGCTTTGGCAAAATCTATTGATCCTACTATTTGTGGTTTATCGGGGTTTGTGCCGATAAGGATTTCACTCATCAGAATGCTCCATGGTTTGTTTAAGGTCTAATATTTCCTGCTTTGCAAAAAGCAGACCTTTGATCTCTCCGCAAATTTTTTGGTACTCGGCATAGTCTTTGGCTTGGCCGGAGGCTACCCAGTCTCGTTTTTGTACGACACTTTTATCTAGTTCTATTGTTAGAACGTCTAATGGATCCATTACTTAGTCTTCTCCTTAGTAACATCTTTACTGCGAGTTTGCTGCATTTGCATTTGAGCCTTGGATTTGGCCAGGTCAATGCCTAACTTAGCGCCCATCTCGCTTTCTTTTGCAAAGCGATTTTTGTCATCTGTAATAACTTTAATCTGGGCATTCATACCAGCAATCTTCTCTTGAGACTCTATGCGGTCACGCTCAATCTGTAATTGATCCGCTTTAGCGGCAGCATCGGTAGCCAGCTTTTTGCTCTTAAGCTCCAACTCACCTTGTTTGATTTGCATCTCTTGCTGTTGCAACTGAATAATTGGATCTTGCGCCTGTTGCTGAGCCTGTTGTTGCTGAGCCTCTTGCTGGTTCTGCTGTAACATTTGTTGTGCTGCTTGTGCGGCCATTTGAGATATCCGAACCTCAATTTCTTGTGGTATAGCCCTTTCATCAGAACTATCTTCGTCTGGATGAAACGGTAGTTCAATACCCATCCGCATCTCCATCTGTTTGCGATACTCGTAAGCGACGTGCTCATTAATATGGGCCATCATAGCTGCTTGCATAGCTTGCGCCTGTGGGTTTTGCCCAACTAACTGCATGATTTTTGGATCTTGCATGGCAGCCATATGCACAGCAATATGTGCTTTATGGTCTTGATATAAAAACGCTTTGACTGGCTTCATCATAAGAACGTTTGTATTTTCAGTGATTGGATCCTCTGGCTTTTGGTCCTCGGGCAATTTAACAAGCTGCTGGGCATTCTTGATACCCAACACGTCTAACATTTGACGGTGCAGTTTTGGCAAGTTGTAAATCTGTGGTGCGCCTTGCGCTAATTGGAGCACTGCTTGGTACTGCGTAATTTTTTGTGCCATTGTTGCAGCATTTGGATCACTAACAGGAATCACGTCTACATTGTCGTAGTCGCTTTTCTTAGCACGTGGACTGCCTTCAACTGGCTCATATGTATAGGTATCTGGAGTGTAATCACGAATGATGTCGCGAAGTAACCGAAGCTCCTCTTTAAATGAGTAGTGGATGCGGGCTTGTACAGCGGACATTACTTTTAATGTACGCTCCAGAATGGCTAAGGTTGTACCGACAGGTGCTTGCGCACTCATGTCACTAATCTTCATATCTGCTGCAGATGCAAAACGACGACCTTCTTCGATGATTTGATTCATCAGTTGGGCCAAAACCTGACTAGGTTCTTTATATGGCAGAGGCATCACGTTGTCACGCATTGTTCCGCTTGGAACGTCTACGTCACGGAACTCTCCAGGTGCTATCGGTGTATCGTCACCTTTAATTCTTAGTCCGCGAGTCTTAAAGCCACCAGGCAAGTTTGCCAAGGATCCAGCATCAACGAGTTGGCGGAGGATACTAGTGCCTGATTTAGCAAACGCCCCGATGAGGTGAATAAGACCAAAGCAATAGAAACCAAAACCGGGAATGTAACCATAATGCACAAAATGCGAACGCTTCTTTTTATGTTCATCTTCTGGTCTCCAATTACGACGAATAGATAGAACAAGGCTGTTTGCTTTGTCGATGGTAACTATATACGGCAGCGCTATACCCGTAGGTTCGCCATCTTCTTCGTCTTCATAGCCAGGCAAGTCAAGGTCAACTTGCATTTCAAGGATTTTATACCGATCGTCTGTACTGGCCTTAAAGCCCATCTTCTCAGCGATCTTCTTCTCAACTTCATCGAATGAGTCAACAGGATCAGGCATATCTATATCACGATAAAACCCTGCTACTTGTAATTTGCGTAACTCATTAGGAGTCTTACGCATGACGTGCGTGACTCGTGGTGAACTAGCTAAATCAGTAGCACCGTAAGGAACAACTAAGTCCTCTGCTGGTACAAACATAGATACCTGACGACCAATACTTGGATCGTAGTACACCTTCTTAAACGCATTACCCGATAGACCCAAGCCCCATAACATGCGCTCATGCTCAGGTCGGAATTCTTGCATTACATCTGTTAACTGATAGTTCATGTCATCAGCAACACGTTCAGCAGCGTCTTTCTTTTCTTGCGTCTCTTTGCCAACGAGTTGTGTCTTTACTGGACCGGCGGCAGGAAACGTCTCCATGATAGTCTCAGCTTGGAACTTCACAAGTGCTTCAGACAGGAGTGGGTGATATACACCGCAGGCGCCTTCCCATGGCTCAGACCGTTCTTCAATCTTCATACCTAGCAGTTGAATACCATCAACGTAGGTTTGCATCCAATCTTTGCGTGAACTAACATCATCGTCAAAATCACCAACTAGCTCTGACGCTAGCATCTGTAGCGCATCTTCACCCATGTACTCCGCTAGGTTGGCGTCAAAGTCTTTATCACTTGGCTCTTCTTCCTCAATACGCAGCACGGGCATGCCATCAATGCCAATTTCTACTGATTCAGGGTCCTCAATCTCAATCTCAAATTCTGGACCTTCTTCCGTAATTGGAAGCGCTCCTAAACCCAGTGGGGCCTGTGATAGTGATTTTTCTATTGCCATATGCTTGCCTTATACGTTGTAGTACCCTTTGTGCCTAGGCGACTTAAACTCTTTTGGCTCGTCTTCGTAGTCAGACTCCAACTGTACAAAGCCACCCCTTCTATATCTTAGTAACGCTTGAGTCATTGAATCCACCAAGTCATCATGATCTCCACTTGGAAAACTTGCCACTTCTTCCACTAATTCTTCTGCCCAATGCGTATTAGGAACCCAAACTCTCCCAGATGCAAATATATCAGCAACTGCGTTCAAACGGGCAATTTTATCGCTTCCCCTACTTGGAACATATTCCTGAACAGGTATACCCATAGCCCGCAGTTCAAACACTAGAGGGGCTCCAGAAGCTTTAGCCTCGACAATCAATGCATCAGGTTCCCACTCTTTATAGTGTTCCATAGCCTTTTGCTTTAGTTCCGGGAACTCCATGCGTTCTTTAAATGAGTTGAGCAATATGATGTTTGGTACCTCAAGCCCCCTACTATTAGCTTGGTAAAACACCCCCCAAGTAGTACAGGCGCAGTAGTCACTACGCTGCGTTTTAAGAAAAGCCGTATCCCAAGACTGAATCGTAAACTCGCACATGGGTGGGGTCTCGTGTTCCCAAATCTGCCACCACTCCCGCTTAACAATAGCACTAACATCACTAGTGGGCTGTTGCATGTACTGCGCCATCCACTTGCCGTTAGGTAATTCTTGCTTTAAAGCCTGCAACTCTTCCAGTTTCCAGAACGCTGGCCACAGAGGTGCTCCGTCGTCCAAAATTGCAGGGAATTCAATGACTTCCCATTGTTCTCCAGAGCGCTGTTGAGCAGCTTTTACAACCTGGGCGGTCAAATCCTTTTTACTCCACCGGGTCATAACTATAATAATGGACCCCCCTGGCTGCAGACGCTGCCGTGGACCAGATGTGTACCACTCGTACGTCTTGTCGTACACCTCGGGGTTGTTCTCAGCTAACGTTGCTTCTTGTTCCGAGTGCGGGTCGTCAATAATGAGGATATCCGCGCCCTTACCAGTGACAGCTCCACCAACACCGATAGCAAAGTAGTCTCCGCCTTTATTAGTCGCCCAGCGACCTGCAGCCTTTGAGTCTGCTTGGAGTCCAACTCCAGGAAATATTGACTTGTATAGGTCTGAGTCGACCAAGTTACGGACTTTACGTCCAAAGCCCACAGCGAGCTCAGCCGTATGGGAGGTTTGAATAACTTTTTTCTCAGGAAATTTGCCCAAAAACCAAGCAGGGAGCAAATAACTAGCAAATTCAGATTTCGTATGCCTAGGTGGCATATTGATAATAAGTCTTTTAGTTTCACCTTTGGCTACCCTTTCAAATGCTTCAGCCATTTCTTCGTGATGAGCCCCATCAATGAAGTTAGGCCAGACTCTATGAACAAAATCCATGAAATTTTCTTGGCAGTTCTCCTTTTGGACAGCATCTGCGGTGCTATCTAGCTCTTCTTTGAGTACTCTGAGCTGGGAATCCGACAAAGAATCGATGTTATCGAGCAAATATTGCAGATCTTCTGGCCCTAAACGGGCTTTTTCGCTTTTTTGAGCTGCTATTGTGCTCATTTGATCTCTTTAACGTCTGCATCAATAACTTCTAGATGCTTTTGAGCCTTAGTTTTGACGTCAAGCTGCTGGGTTTGCATTAATAACTTGATACGTTCCTTAATTGCAGACTTTAGTTCATCACTAGTTTGATGTGTAATGGTAATTTCTGAGCGTTCCGTGAACAGATCCGATGCTTTTCCTAGCAATTCCAGGGCTTTTAGGGCAACTTTGTTGTCTTCGTCCTGGCTGATCTCCATCAAACGGTTAACAACTACTGTTCTAACCTGGACTTTGTCTGCAACGATCTGCTTCTCGTACTCATTTAAATAGTTACCGATAGCCAAAGCAACGCTATAGTTCTTCAGTTCTTTTTCTTCTGCTATGGGTGGGCTGGATTTGTCATCAGCTGGCTTTAGCTTAGCAATCATCTGCATAGCTTTTTCTTTTTCTTCTGGGGACAAGTCGTCCTCTACCCCAAGCTCGTTTAGAAGCATGGCAGTATTGCCGGCAACTTTTAGCCGGTCTTCGTACGTCCTGCCGATTTCGGGCTGGGCCTGTACTGGTATTGGTCTGTCGAGGTTTGGCTCAACTGGTATTTGCATACAACCTTCTTGTCAGGTTTATGTGCGAAGTATATACCAAAAAAATTAGGTGGGGTGTTTTGATACACGTACACCCCCAACGCGACTCACGTGACTAAGTGCTTAGTATTTTACACTTTTTCTTCTCTTCGTAGTGATGTACTCGGTGGCAATTTGCACATAATACGATACACTTTTCTGCTTCTGCTTTAGCTTTTTTAAACCGCCCCATGCGGACCAGGTCGCTGACTATTCCGTCTTTAGCCTTAGCATCTGTGTGGTGAAAATCCAACGCTGCCACATGGCTAAACCCACAATGAGCACAACTTAGCGTTGCCTTCCAATTTTGAAACTCTGTTCTTTTTTTCTTTCTAGTTGCGGCGTTGGCCAGTAGCGCTTTTGCTTTGTTTGCCTCGTAGTATTTTTTGGAATACTCCGCCCCTTTTATTTTTCTAAGTTGGGAGTTCTTATACGGCATCGGTCAACCGGTATGTTTTTATGGGCTCGCTACTGCTAGCGTCTACGTTACACGCCCACTTTACCGCTTCTTCTGCTGTTAACCCCATACGCATACAGACTTCAGCTGCCATAGAGCCAGAGCCAATAGCCATAAAGGTTCGCACTCGCTCCCACTCTAGGTCATCCCCGCAAGAGAATATCCCGTCTTTGGTTAGCTTCAGAAAAGAGCTGTCTGACTTAAGCTTGGGCTTAACCTTGGTTTTCTTGTTCACATATTCGAGAACTTTTTCTGCATCGCAATAGTTACCTGCAACGCCAAGCCATCCGCCGTCTATGGGAAAAACCTTTTCTTCAAAGTACTTAATGCCTGAAACAGTATCAGTGAACTGGCTGTCCGATACTAGGACCTTAGCACCCCAGTCACCAATTATTGTTGTCATTTCTGTGGTACCTATCGTTTGGGTTATTGAGCATTGATTTAATAAGCTCGTCCACAGTAAAGAAGTATTGAATAACTTTTGTGCCATCATGCTGCATGATCGTGAAGCTCATCTCTTACCCCTTAGTAGCAATCAAGTAAGCGCCGTAATTGGCAAAACAATACCCAGAGTACATACAAGCCAGTCCCATGTTTCCTTTGAGCGCCTGTTCTATAGCAATATAGGCATAAATCAACCCAGTCACAATAATTAGATTGGCGCTCATAGTCCTATGCTACCCCCTTGATATTTCAAATATTTTACAAAAAATATATATCCCCCGGGGGGTGGAGTCCCAAATAAAAAGGCATGGGGGGGGTGTTTATTAAAAACGTGTTTTGGTATGTTTAGAAATAAACATTGCTAGGGCATAGGATACTTTGAAGAGGGGGGGTACCTACGTTACCAACGAAAGTGCACATAAGCCATTTTCGCTAGCCGGCTAGCAATACTATCTATTGCGTAAGCATAGGATGCTTTTACATCATAAGTGATGAATTTTTTAAAGTGAAGTATCTACTGTGCAGATCATTGTGTACAGGTGTTAGCTGGGTCCCATATTGCCAGATCTGGGGGTCGGGGGTAGGTGGGGCCGCGATCCCAGCTTAA